CACTATGATTCGCAAGGATGGCTGTTTGGAAACTCGCTGCCAATCACAAACCTAAACTCAGCCTTGCAGCGATGGAAGAATGGCGGTTACAGGTTTGAGAAATCAAGCGGTGGCGGCAAGGCAAAAACAAGACTGTTTCCGATTCCGGGAAAGACTTGTTCAAAATGTAGATTGCCCGCAGTTTACAAAAACACAAAAGGAGCCTATGATAGTTACGCTTGCGCGGAACACATGCCGGAAGATGTGAAGGAGATGTATGAGTAAGAATAAAACGAGGACGGAACACAAAAAACATCAGAGAGAGTATTGCTTGCAAAAAGAAGGCACGAACCAGTTTATGCACTTTGTAGCAACGGCTCCTCGGCCAATCTCGGATGACGACTTGATGAGAACGGCAACATATCGCGCTCAAAGATGTTCGGGGCTGTACGGCGGCAACTGGATCGCTCACGTTGGTATGACTTATAGCGAAATGGCGGAACAAAGGCAAATGCAAAATTAAGGAGATCGATAGAATGGAAACGTGCAAAAGTTGTAGATTTTATTTCCCCACAGACAAAAACGGAAACCAAGGCGAATGCCGGATAGAGCCGCCGAAACTATTTCCTCTGCCCGCAGGTTCTTCTATTGCGGGTGGAAGGCCCATGATTGAATTGCGGTCTCTATTTCCCCCGGTTAAATCTGGTGCGTGGTGCGGGCGATACGAGGAGAGATAACCGGAAAAATTAAATTGTAGGTTTGCAAAAACCGTGATAAGGTATAGCCGACACCTAAAACCTAAAAACAAGAAAGGAGCACAGTAATTATGGCAAAGAAATTCAAACGCAGGCGAATCGCAGAAGTTTTTCTTGGTGGCAGGTTATACAAAAAAAAGAAGAAAGATCCGGTTACTGCCCGCACAATACAAACCGTGGAACAATTAAGGGCTTCTGGAATGACTGAGGCTGAGATAAGAAAGTTGCAAAGGACAAAGAAGAAATAAATGCCCGAAATAGCCGATATACCCATAACACCTGAATCGGCGGAATACTTCGCATCCAAAACATCGGACGAAAAAGCCACGTTGATCGCAGAGGGCAACGCCTGCTTTTGGGCCGCGTACAACAAACTAAAACTTCAGTCCGGCCCTTTTTCACTTAAAGGCCGCGAGTATCTTGCGGAGTGGATTCACGGCCCAGCCAACAAAAAAAGAAGGGCAAGAAAACGATGCGCAATGAAAGCTCCGCAAGATGGGTTTAGTATCGGCGAAGCCATAGACAATCTTCATGGGATGATAACGGGCAGGTATAAGCAAGGCGTTCTTCACCTATTGCCTACGAAGGCCACAGTGGAAGAATTTGGTAAAGCTAAGTACGGCCCGTTGATTCTCAAGAACAGAGCGGCTATCGGCAAATATGTTAAAACCGGCCCGAAAGGTTCCGACTCGGCTTCACTAAAACAAATCGGCGATTCCTACCTCTACCTGAGAAGCGCAACGCTGAGCGCAGAGGGAGCGGGGGATGGAAAAACTTCCGCGCCGCTGTCGTCTATTTCCGTGGACAAAGTTGATTTTGACGAAATTGAACTGATGGACGCAGAGGCGATTGCTCTGGCGATAGGGCGTATGGGAGCTTCGGAAGTTCACGAAGAAGTTTATATTGCAAATCCGCTTGGCGAAGATTCGGGAATCGACTTGATATACAAACAATCCGATATGCGACATTGGCACAGAAAGTGTTCATGTGTCGGCGGAGATTTAAGTGCGTGGACGTGCGCAGAGAAAGATTTTCCTCAATGCGTAAAGGAATATCCCGATGCCGATGAGCGGGAACGCGATGGAAAACACAGGGGCTATATCGCATGTAAAAAATGCGGCAAGCCGGTTCCGATATGGGCGGGGCCTGGAACGGGCATGTGGATACCGGACAAACCATCTATAATAGATTTTGAAGGCTATCAAAAAGGACACTTAACCAGCAATTTCCATGACCCGATTACAATTCTCAAAGAATTTGAAGATCCGCCTTATGGCAATTTGGGCGGCGTGTATCGTATGCGACTTGGTATGCCCTTTTCTTCCGCAGAGGATAAACTTCGCGAGAATGTTGTTTTGGCAAATTGCGGAAACCACATCATGCCTACGAAGCATTCCGGCCCTTGCGCGATGGGGATGGACGTGGGACTTGTCAAGCATATCATCATCGGTACAAGGCTCGACAAAGAGCGATATGATATAGTTCGAGTAGCACAGATAAAGTCGTTTGAAGATGCCTACGATTTGTGTATCAAGTATGGGGTTAGATTTGGAGTGGTTGATATACGTCCATACGAGGACGAGGCAAGGGCGTTTCAAAAGAAGTGTATGTCCAAGGGCATTACAATCTTTTTATGCCAGTACGTTGACAGTCCGGTACAAGAGCAAGCCTTCAACGATAACACGGGTGTCGTAAAAGTTTATCGAACCGGAATTTTCGACCGTTCTCACAGAGTATTATCGAATGGCCTTGTCATTCTGCCACGGCAAGGTTCGGCCATGAAGGAATTTGCTCAACAGTGTTGTAACTGCGAAAAATATCCTTCACAGGACAGGCTTCAAAATACCGTGATGCGGTACAGGGTTTGTGGGAATATCAGACAGGGAGACCACTATCGCAACACACTGAATTACTTTTTGCTCGCGGCGGGCAGAACGCCGACTGTGAAGAAAAGAGGATTTAAGAGACAAACCGTTTGTATAAATGAATGAGAGGAAATGATGGCTCAGCGGCGATTAGAACCAATGGATATTGTGTTGTATGACAAGAAGCTATGGGTTGTCTCAACTGCGCACACTATGGACAGCCAGTGCAGGCAAGTAGTCAATTTGGCGGGCTACAAAAGGAGGGATTATGTTAAAGACATTGAGGCTTATAGGTGCAAAATAGTTCACGATGAGCAAGACAGAGAACGAAAAGAAGTAATGCCTGGAATGTATCTTTATCCCAATAGCGATTTTAAGCAAGCCCTGAAAGATAAATAACTATGCCCTCCGAAAAAAAACAAATGCGGCAAAACGAAGAAAAAATCAAACAGGCAATTGTTTCCGGCCATCAGCGGGGCGTATGCGATAGTAGCGGAAATTCCGTATTAAACGAGCATGGACAACCTGTTGCGAAGCCGAGACCCCGCTCATCGGCGTCAAAAATGTATGTTTATGACAAAAAAAAAGGCAAAATGGTGGAAAAAAAGGCTTGACAAACCAAATAATAGCTGTACAAAATGTAAACCATGCCTGATGCAAAAGCAAAAGAGTACATTGCCGAATACGGGCGACTGAAAGGATTGCAATCCAATTCCCGTGATTTATGGCAGCGCACAGGCGACAAGATGTGGCCCTATGTTCAGATAGACAGCGAATATACAATCGGCACAGACAGGACAAAAGAGATTCAAGACACTACGCCGATGCTCGATATGCTCGACATGGTATCAGGTTTTTTACAAGTCCTTATTCCATCCGGCCAGACATTCTTTGAAATTAAAGTTTCAGAGAAACAATCACGGAACGATAGGATTCAGCGATATTTGTCTTATCTGACCGAAGCAGCGCATGTGAAAATTTTCGCGTCTAATTTTATGATTAAGATGGCAAAAGTGTTGATTTCAATGATTACCTTTGGCCCCGGTTGTATATTCACGGAATGGAAAAGAAAAAAAGGAGGGCTGAACTACAAAACTTCAAACATCGGCTCTTATGTAATTATCGAGGATGATTCAGAGAACATTATCGGGTCGATCCATAAATTCAAGTTGACCGCACAGCAGGCGTATAAGATATATGGCGACAATGCAGGGCCGAAGGTTATTGATGCGATGAAAAAACCCGAAACGATACAAGACGAATTTTGGTTCCTGTATCGCGTGATGCCCCGCGATGATTTCAATTCTCGACTATCCAGACAATACAATATGAACATGAAATATACCGCCTGCGTGGTACAAATCAAAGACGAACACAAAGTCGAAGAAGGTGGTTTCCCTGAAGACCCTTATGCTATCGGTCGCTGGATGAGGCCGGAGTTTGAAAAAGACGGTCGCGGTATCGGGACTGAAATGTTGCCGCAAATCAAAGTCCTGTTCGACATGACAAAGAATTTTAAGGAGTGTGGGAACAGGTGGAACAATCCGCCACGCCAAGCCTTGATTAACGGCGTTGAAGGCCCTGTCAAGGTAATGCCTGGGGCGTTGAATTGGGTGGAAACAATGGATAATATAAAGGCGCTCGATTCTGCGATGAACGGCAACTTCCCGATAACAGAGCAATCGCTTGACCGTCAAACCGGGATTATTGACAGGGCATTTTTCAAGCAGGCATTCGACCCGCTTGCCGACTTGAAAGGCGATAGACGAACAACGCTTGAGATACAGGAGCGCATTCGCGGAACATTGAAAAAATTAGGCCCGCCTGTCGGCAGATTATGGCTTGAATTGCTGACAAAGACGCTTGAAAGGTCTGTGTTGGAATTGATTCGCAACCGCGATGTCGAGCCACCGCCCGCCGAACTTACGCGAGTCAATTTCGGTATCGAATATGTCGGGCCTTTGGCTCTTGCCCTGAAAAGCGAACAGGCCAGAGGATTTCAGGAATGGCTTAACTTTGTCGGTCAAGCCCACGCACAATTTCCTGAGAAGAATGTTGACGATAATATCGACTTCGATGATGCTATACCGCGTATGGGTAGGACGTTTGGTGTCAATATCGAGGACATGGCGACTGTCGAAGAAAGAGACGCGAAACGCGAGAAAAGGGCAAAAGACATACAGGAACAAAAGGCAATGATGGCGGCACAGACGGCGGGGAAGGCATA